TGTCCCTCCATCGTCACCCGGCCGCCCGGTCCGACTTTATACCGTGCTCCGGTAGACGATGGTGTGCTCGGAAACGGATTGTTGCCTGCGTCGTCTCCGGGCACCGTATTGCGTGGCGTCAGCGGACTATCTGGCGTCAGCGGACTATCAATTCGTTTTCCGGTGCGCGGATCAATCGCAATGGTCTCGCCCATTTCGCCTCGGCCGAGCGTGGGCCTCGGGCTAAAAAAGCTATCCCCGACAGTAAGTGCCACATCAAGCTGCCCGTCATTCATCGCCTTGTTCAGCCCAATCTCGCTTTTTTCCAAAACCGTGTTGATAGCCGTTAGTCTGGCTCCAAAAAGTCGTCGTTCTTCTGAAGAAAGGTTCGGGTTCGCCAATGCTTCTTGGTATTCCGCCGCTTTATTGAAGTAGCCAGTAAGCCCATCAACCCAAGAATCCATAGGCGACTTCGCTGATTCATCCCGCCGGAACTGCATCTGTTCGTCGAACTGCTTTTGGTCCTGCCGCATCCGCGTCCGGGTCAGTTGGTTTTGCAAATTTGCAATATTTTCACGCTGTGTGCGGTCGGCGTCAGACGCACTGGTGCGTGCCTGCCGGTCAAATAGGCGTTGCTCCAGTTCAGCCATGCTCAGTTGCTCGCGCAACTTGCGGTCGGCGTCAGACGCACTGGTGCGTGCCTGCCGGTCCAATAGGCGTTGCTTCAGTTCGTCCTTGGCCAGTCGCTGGCGCAACCTGCGGTCGGCGTCGTTTTCTCCTTTACGGAACTTCCGTTCGTCTTTTGCCAGTTCGCGCTGCCGCTCGAACTCACGCTTGCGAAGTTTTGCCTCCACCAGCGGAGCGCCGAGGCGCATACCAGCTTCAAAGCCCTTCAACAAACTGCTCATCGTGCTGCCTCCATCTGTTCGATCTTCGTGTCCATCCACTCCCGGAGTCCGGGGATCAGGTCAGGGCGTCCGCGCAACATCTCGGCGATGCGCTGTCCACGTTCGAGGTAGAGCTTGCGAAAACGTTCCGGTGCCTTCGTCAGCACCCATTCTCGGAACTTGAGCCAGCGGGGGTTGTCTTCACCGTAGACAGCACGCGCCACCCAGCAAAGCATTGCCGCCGACCCAAGCTGGCCGCCGAGACCGGCAGCCATGCCGAGACCCTCCATCCACGGGTTGCCTTGACTGGCCTTGTATTGGAGTTGGCTGCCGTAGATGTTCGCCTGCGTTCCGAAGCTCTGTTGTGCGAACTGCGCCGCCAAAGCGCCAGCATTCGGGTCAAGCATGGTCGCCCCTTGGATCTGCGCGTTGACGAACGGAGCCGCACCGACCTGTGCCGACCGAAGCTGACCAAACTGCGAGAGCGGCGTCGTGCCGGAAAGGAAGGCAGCCGCCTCGCCGCGTCGCTGCGCCTGCCGCTGACGGGCAAATTGGTCCTGCGCCAACACCTCCTGCACGGCGGGGGCCAAGCCTCGAACATTGCCACGGGCAGTCTGCGCCCGCAGCACCGATTGCGAAATGCGGCCTTGCTCGGCTGCCGACACAGAATCCCCGGCAGCCAAGTCAGTTGAAATCTGCTGACCCAGTTCCTCTCGGAGTGCGAAGCCAATCGGGTCAGACGCCTTGATCTGCTCGCGGGCATTGGTCAGGAACCGCTGCCCAAACTCGTCTTGGATGTCCAGCAGGTTTTGCGCGGACGCAAAGGCTTGGCTTCGCTGGATGGCTGCCTGATTGGCCGCGAGGTCCATGTCGCCAACCCCGGTGAAGTCAAAGTTGAACGTCTCTCCGCCCAAGGTGAACGACCCAGCCCGACCCATCCGCGCCGCCGCGTTGATAAGCCGGCGGGCCGGCAGCGTTTCTACATCCGTCAGGATGCCTTCTCTAGTTGCTGCTGCGTAGTCCGGCGGGGCCGGTGCAGCAGGTGCGGAGCCTTTACCCATCTAGTGCCCTTTCAAATCGGTCGAGGTTGTATGTTCGTGTCTTTCCACCGCGCTTTTCGCGGGCGAAACGAAGTCGTCTGACAGTCGGAAAGCGTCGGCGCAACATGGCCAGCATTGGTCGCAGCAGACGGCTTTCACCGACAACGAGGTCGATGTAGGCGGTCCGGCTGGTTGGGTCCGTGTCATAATGGTTTTCCGGCTTCTGACTGTCAGACAAAAGACGGGCGAATGCAACACCAACGATGCTGTCCTTTTTAGAGAGCACGGCGCATCTACCGTCGCGGCGGAACCAGTCGATCCACTCCAGCAAACGCTCCCTCGGCCAGTTTGCGCTGGGAGGGTGTTCCGCGATGACGAAGTCGGCAATCATCTCGTTAGTCATGTTGTCAGACGCATCGGTTCCATGAAGCCTCCCAACACCACGGAGCGCAGAGACAGCACGTTCTCATCGCTGCGGATGATGGGCTGGGTCTCCCGATACCGTCCGATGTGCAGCAACGAACGCCCTCTCCGCAGATGCCCCGGTTCCACGAACCGCACACTGCCGGTCGTGGCGAAGTCCCAAGGAAAACTTAGAAGCTCCCGCCCCGTTGAGATCCCGGCAAAAATAGAAGTCTCGACATCACTGCCGTCTAGCTGTAGCAGCACATCAGCACTGGCCTCGGAGTCTTGAAACTCAACCTCGATACTAGCCAGTCGCTTGCGCACCACCGGGTCGCCGAAGTTGAACGCCTTGCAGCGCACCTCTGACTCAATCGGAGTCGTGACTCCGTTGTCGTAGTCCGCTTCGTTCGTAGGCACAAACACACGGAGCCGGCCGGTCGAGTCACCGAGATGCAACGCTGGGAGGTCGCTGAAGTAGCTGACGGCAAGTGATGTTGGGGTCAGCCCGGTCCAGTATGCGGACCAAGTCTGGTGATATGTGTCGTAAATCAACAGGTGATCCGGCTCCGTCGCCGTGTCCAGTGGAACGGCTAATACGTATTGGTTGTCGAAGAACACCGCCGAAGCCTTGTCTGCTACAGACCAGTTGATGCGGTCGATGTAGGATTGTATCGGCAAGGAGATGGCGCTGGAGATTTCCCGCTGGGTCTCTTGTTGCAGGCGTCGAATCGAGACAACGCCTTGGTCAGACAGCCACCAGACGTCCGCTCCAATTTGAACAACCGTATCTTTGGCAGCGCAGCCGACGGTGCGGCTTACCGGCTGAATTTGAAAGTTGGCTGTAGACGGTGGCGTGCCACTGGAAGCGGCTGCGGAACTGGTGACTACCAAGTAGGTCGAGTGTCCCTTGAACACCAGTAGGTTGAACACGTCCCACGAATGAAGTGCGGTAATCGTTTCTCCTTCCGCTCCGACCGTCAACACGTCGTTGGCAGCCCATGCCGTTTCTTCAAGGATGTGTGAGAAATAGACTGACTCAGGGTTACTCGGATCGCCTGCTCTCACCACGCCGTTGCTATGCACTGTCGCAATGTGTCCCGCCGGGCTGCCAGAACCGCTAAGGCTGGGCGTGGTAACGCCGCCTGCTGAGTTCACCACAACCAAGCTGCTGCCGTTGATGATGACTGTGCGGTCTTGTAACTGGAAAGCGGAGAACGGTCCGGTCAGTGAGAACCCGGACAACGGCACCCACGCAGAACCGTCCCATTTATGCAGGTCACTGTCTGCGACGGCCAGCAGATACTCAGAACCTACACGGTCGAACCAGATCAGCTTTCGGATCGGACTGCCACTAACATTCGTATCTATGGAGTTCGATCCGGGTCGTGTCTGCAACCGGCCGGTCTTGGTCAGACGCATGTTCTTGGCGGAAGCATAACTGTTGTCTGCCAGCAGGTGCGGCAGCACTGTCGAGTTCATCCCGCCGCGAAAGTCTACCGACGCTGCGAGCGCAACGACATCGTCAACAGCTTCAGTGTTCAGTGCCGGCATGTCAGTAAATCAGGTCACGCTCCGAGTAGTTTACAACCGATGGCACAAGCTGGATGCGGTTGCCTTTGAGTGTGCGCTCGGCTTGGATTCGACCGGCCAGCAGCCCGTTTGCTTCTTGGAACTTGATGTTGGCCTTCCCGTATTGCTGTTCGCGCTCCAGCATGTCGCCGGTCACGAACGCGCAGAGAAGATCGTCAATGCCGGACAATGCCGGCGTGTCCGCGTCGTGCAGCAGCGGGACGCATTTGAGTTTGCCAAACACCACCAATGACGTCGCCTCTTCTGGATCGCGCATCAGTTGAACCCTCGGGAACCGCTGCGTCAGTTCGTTTGGGCGCAGAGTCTGCATCACGCCATTGATGATCGGTTCGTAGATTCGGACGTTGCCCTGCGTCTCAGGCTTGGAGAACTGCAAGATGGTGCTGACGTATCCAAGCGGTGTGCCGTCATCCGCCACCGTAATCGGAGTGGTTCCAGCCAGCGTGACAGTCAAGTCCAGCCGCGACGTCGCAAAACGGCCGTCAGTCGGATCTGACACAACCAATCGGACCTGCTGATTGTCGGCCGGCGACGATGAGTCCACCGAGAAATAGTCCTGCTGCGTTGGCTGCCGCAACGCACCGACAGGCTCGATTTCTGACCAAGCTACCGGCTCACCTGCTTCGTCGAGCGCATCTGGCGCGATCAAGAGGACACGCTGACGATCCACCTGCTCCAAAACGTGCGCCGCGCCGGACGACCCCTTGCGCACCTGCCAGATGTGGGACAGGTGTGGGACTACCGCAATGCCTGACGCATCAGTTGTGACTTCCACCGCCCCCATGCCTTCGGCCCACGCCTGCGCGTCGTAGACCTGCTGGTAGCGGCGGCGGGCAAACTTTTTGGCCTGCGTCACAGAGTCTGCATCCGTAGACCCAAGCCGCTCACAGACATGGTTGGCGATGTCAAGTAGGTTCATGGCTCAAAATTCGGCGTAGATTTTCCACTTGAAGTTGGTCAACAACAAAGGCGAACCCGAGGCGGCTGGCAGAGCTACTACACCGGTTGTTGCGTGCCGGTAATAGACCCCGCCGGCTTCGACCCGCTGAATCATTTTGATGGCGGTTGTCGATCCCCATGCGGTGTATGTCGGGAGATACTCGCCGCTCCCGTTATATGTCCAAATGACATCTCCTTGAAGCTCCTCGCCGGCCACATAACCGTCTTCATCCGCAATGCACGCAAGCACTACGCGGATAATTAACGGCATCGCGGAAAACGGGTGGCTGACGGAGTGAGCCTGCGGCGCTAAATTCGCCGTGACATCCAGTTGCTCACTCTCCAAACACCAACGACCATGCCTCAGCGAGGCGAACTGCAAGAAGTTCGTGTTGTCGAAGTAGGCCACACCGACCTTGGCGAAGTGGGTGTAGCTGACTTCAGCAGCGTCAGGGGCAGCGTCGCTGCGAGACAGTAGGCCAAAGGTGTCCGTGCCGTCATAGCAGACGTAGACATACCACCAGTTGGCCGAGGCGCTGACCTCGTCCCGCCCGTTCTGCGTCTTGCCGTTGCTGTGGCTAAGTGTCAACGAAACGGCTGAAGCCATTTTTGGGCGGCCGTTTGCGTCTGACAGAACGAGCCGATTTGCGGCCACGGTGATGTCTGCACCTGACCGGCCTACCGCAAGCTCCTCTCCGATGCCGGCGATCTGCGGCGGGTAGTTGGCTGTCTGACTGAGCAGTTGAAAGTTCGTGCCATCGTAAACCGCCATCACCCTTTGCCCGGCGACGAGATCGCCCCCGACCAACGGCGTGTCGTAACGCTCCACCAGTGCCTTCGCCCCGAGTCCGTTGACGTTCAGCGTCACCGGCCCGGTGTTGTCCGCGTCCACCTCGAACTCAAGGAGCAGACCGGTGAACAGGGCGATCGGTTCCAAGAAGTTGGTCAGCGTGACGGCGTTTGCGGTCCCGCCCACCGAGAAGTCACCGAACACCCGATACGCCTCACCGACCCCCATGAGCATCCAACGGCTGTTGGACGCATCATACCGCACTTCGTATTTGCACCCGGCTTTGATTGACCCCGGCCGCAGTGTCGCCCCGGATTGAGACTGAATTGTCTTAGCCCCCAACGACCGCACTTCCAGCGTGGGGGTCGCGGTAGTGTTGGTTGCGCTCGCCTCAAAAACAAACACGTCGCCGTCCGCGTAAGCGGTGTATGCCGTGCTAACATCAGGAAGTGTCAACGCATCGGCTAAACCGCTAACGATTCCATGATACAAATGCGCTCCGGGCCGCAGCTTGGTATGCGTAACGCTGTCAGACGCTAGCTTATCGGCAGACACAGCACCGTTTTGCAACGCAGAGTTGGTTACGCTACCGACTTGGAGCGTTGCCGTGTCGATGAGGTCATGGACGTCTGCCTTGGTGCAGGTGTCCGGCAAGGTTTTGTTTCGTGTCAGATCGCCCATGATGCAACAAGAGGGTGGCCCTTATAGGGGCCACCCTCCGCGTTGAGGTTTACGGTCGAGTGGCCAACATCAACTTAGACGTTGATGTCGGTCTGGTCAGACTTGATGAGGACGCCGAACTTGGCGTTCAACACCATGCTCGCGTAGTAGGCTTTCCAGCCCACGATGCGGAACTGATTCAGCGGGTCACTCTTGTCCGCCTTGTCGTTGTAGATCAACTGCGGCTTCAACGGGCTGTTGGAGCCAGCCAGCTTGATGGTGCCCACACACTCGCGGCCGAAGACGAAGCCAGCGTGGCCGGTCTCGGTGGTGTTGTGCGTGAACGTCTTGGTGTTGGTCGCCATGATGACGCGCACGTTCCACAGCTTGCCGATCTCGCCGTTGTAGAGCTTCTCCTTGTCGGAGTAGCTGGCCACGTTCTTGAAGTCGGCATCCTGCCGGATGTCGTAGCATTGCCGTGGTGACAAGGCAGCAATGTAGTCGCCGCCGCCGAACGTCGGAGTGCGAGCTTCGGCAAGGATGGTCGCGGCTCGGTCGAGGTCAGCCACTGTGATGGACTTGTTGGCCCTTCCAGTGGTGTCGATCTCGTTAGTGGCGTGCCCGTTGAGCGCGGCATACGCCGCGTCGCGGATCTGCGTGTCGAGATGCAACGCCGCTTCCTCACCCATGCGGGCAGTCTCCAGTTCGAGTTGCTTGATGAGGTCCGTGTCAACCCGCGTGTCGGAGATTTTCGTCGCGTCACCATACTGGGCGAGCGAAACGTCCACCTCTTCCAGCGAGCCGAGCGTGTAGGTAGACAACGGGGTGCCTTCGGTCAGCGACCGGACGTTGTCCACGTTGGCTTCGCCACGTCGGAAGAACCGCATCGTCAGAGTGCCGGCGTTACGGGGAAGGTCAAACTTCTCCGCGATGTCTGCCAGCACCAGCTTGTCGATGGCGTGCTTGAGAAAGTTGCGGTTGAACACCTCGCTAATGCGAGATGCGTCGAGGTTGGAGTTCGGGCTGGTCTCGGTCGAGATGCCAGACGAGGTTCTGATAAATCCAGTAGTTGCTGCCATGATGTTCTAAGGGGTTAACCCCGTCCACGCTCCGCAACTTTGTAAAGGTCTGCGATCTCCGCCTCGACAGATTTGGGCTTCGTAGAAGCTGATCCACCGGACCGAGAAGGCCGAGTCCCGTCAAGCTGCGTCGCTTTTCGGAGTTTGTCGTTTTCGGTTTCAAGGTCTTTCACCCGTGCCTCCAACTCTGAAACCGAGGCAACCTGCAACTGCAACTTTGCGACTTCAACGGCGGCGGCAAGTCCGGTCGGGTGTGACGTCAGCACATCCTTCCAGTCTCCCGACAACACCGCAGTGGCCGCCTCGAACAACTCCGACTTGTTGTCTCGGAGTTCCGGGTTGGCTTGCATGACGGACGCCCGCACTTGTTCCAACTGCTGCTGGAACTGCGTGCTACCGGGACCGGTCGCTAGTCTGGCTGCTTTGGCCTTGTTGACCAGCGACGACACCAACTGCTTGGCAGTGTCGATGTCGCCCTCTTCGATGAACTCGCTCAGGCTTTGCCCGATCTCGTCCGGCGAATACTTGGGCAGCGGGTCGTCCGGGAACTGCTGCGACATGACGGTCTGCAACTGCTGTTCGCGAGCGAGAATCTGCTGTTCTCGCTGCGTCAACTGCTGCTCGCGTTGGTCGGCTTCCCGGTGGCGCTTGTCTGCATTCTCCCAGCTTCGGGTCAGTGCCTCTTCCTTGCGCTTCTGGCGCTTGGACTTGGCCTTGTCGTCAGACTGGTCAGACTCGTCCGTTGGGGCGGCTCCGTCCTCGGAACCCTCGTCGTCGGCTCCGTCCTCGGAACCCACTCCCCCGTCTTGCTCGGTTGTTTCGGTTTCAGAGTTGTCAGCGCCGGACGATTGACCGTCCTGCACTGCATCACCTTCTGCCCCCTCGTCGCCATCAGGGGAACTCTCGGCGACATCAGACGCAATCTCACCGCGTTCGACAGCCGCAGCCGCCGCGTATAGCGAGTCGATCTCGTCCTCAACAGTTGGTTGTTCAGTATGTTTCATCTGCTATCTCGTCGTCTTGTGGCGCGACGCCGGCCGATTTCAAGGTCTCAATATAGACCCAAAGTGTCCTCATTCCGTGCGCTGTCCCGGCGTCAAACGGCCTGCCGCCGTCAGCCAAGAACCGCTGACCGGAATCAAGGATAAAGGCCACCAGTTGAGCCTTCAACCGAACTCCGGTCGGAGAGTTCAAAAACTTCGCCAACACTTCGGCGTCATCCCGGTCCCAACCGGAATACTTTGGGTAACGTAGCACCCGCCACGCTACCGACGCCGCCCGCCACCATCGCTTCAAAAATACCACGCCAGCACCATACTCTGTCTGTCAGACGGTTCAAGCACGACTTTGCGCCAAAAGTTGATTTGCCGCCTGCGCCTCTCCGACGATTTTTCCGAGGAAAACCGTCATGCTCTCCAGTTCAGTGGCTAATTGGTTGGCCATGTCTGGGGCGCGAGCCTGCAACTGCTGGAAGTGCATGTTGGCGTGATTCATCAGCAGCGTCGCTAGTTCGGCGGAGATGTTCTCGCCCGTCTGCGCCCGACGCTCCACGAAGCCCTTGAGGATCGCCAAGTGTGTCCGGTCGTCGTCAGACGGCTTCACCTGTGAAGGGAAGCCGATCATCATACGGGTGATCTCCGTGACTTGATCTTCGATTTGATCCCCCGCCTGCGCATCGGTGTCCAAGTGGAGGAACTTGACATCCTGCGGGTCGTCCGCCGCGATCAGGTCGCGGACCAAGTTCGACTGATTCACGAACGGGTTGTTCTGGAGTAGCTGGAACCGCTGCACCTTCTTGCTAAACACGAACTGTTTGTTGAAGTTGTCTGCGCTGGCCAGCGGCTCGATCTCGTAGTCCGAATGCATCGCCTCTGGCGGAGCCTTCATCAACTCGTTTCGGTAGAAGAAATTGAGGTCGGCCTTGGCATATTGGACGTAAAGCGACCACGCCTGCCGGAACACGTCCGCCAACGCCCGGCGGAAAACCCGGCTGCGGAGGTCAACGACCTGACTGACAATCGACCCGATCAGGTTCACCTCCGCTGCCGTCCGCCGCTCGCTGCTGGAAAACTGGCTGGACAGGCCGGCGTCAGGCACGCCGATCATCTGCTCGGCGGTGTTGCGCTGGCTGTTCATCTCCAAGTCCCAGTTGATCGGAGGCGACTCCATCGGGATCTTGCGAATCGGAAACGGAATCAACTCGCCCGGCGTCAGACGAACGTTGCCGGCGTTCACCATCGGGTTGTCGGAGTAGAAGAACGGTCGGTTGTAGACCGTCAAGGCGTCCAGCTTCTCGTTCCAGAGCTTTGACAAGGACATCTGAATCGACGCCACCCGCTCTGGGATACCCCGGCTGGCGTAGTAGCCTTTGTCCTTGATCTCGGCGTTGAACTCAATGAACGGGAACGCGCCATGCGAATACGGAAGCGCCATCGGTGGCCTGACGTAGCGGTCCGGCAAGGTCGGGCTGAACGTGAAGACTTCCACCGTGCCGTCATCTTGCCGTTCGTAAACCTCCCACAAAACGATCTGCGAGTCGTCGCATCCGTGCGTAAGACCTTCGCGCAGATACTTCTCGTCCCGCAACTCGCCTTCGGCGTCTTCAATGTGCGTGCTGTTGGTCTCCAGCAGCATGTGGCAAATCGACTGATCGTAGTTTGAGTTCCGGCGATAAGTGGCCTCGGACAGTTGATGCACTTGCACGCACCAGTCAGCCGTCTCTAGCTCGACCGTGCTTTCCGGGACGATGAACATGGTCGGAGACACGGCATCGAACGCAACCCGCTTGCGATCTTCGTCCCAGCGCACCTTCATCAAGGACTTGCCGTGGACCAGCATGTAGTCAGCCGCCGAGATGATCTCAGTCTCGAAGTTGGTGCGCTGCCGAAGCCGGTAATCAAACCACTGCGACGCTGCTTGGTTGAGGTCCAGATGCGCAGACTTGAGCGAGAAGAAGTTCGCCAGTAGCTCGCTGGCGAAAACCTGCTGGATGTAATAGGGCTTGATCTTCTCGATCATCATGTCCGCTAACGGCCAGTTCATGTCGGCCGCGCCGGGAAACGGTTTCTTTGGCCGCTTCAAGCCGCCGTGCCGCAGCTTGTAGTAGAACGTCTGGCGGTCTGCCCAAGTGTCCCGGCTGCGTAACGCCGACCGGATGTCTTCGTCCGCGGCCTTGAGGCGATCCGGTTCGGCTTTGCTAACGTGTTGTGTTTTGTATGTCATGCTCTTAGTCACCTATGATGTGCTTGATCCAGCCGGCCAAACCGCCGGACCCACCGAGCGCCGCGCCGCCCATCACGTAGTTCTTGATGCGTTCCAGTTTGTCGATGCGTCCGTCCTGCTGTTCGATCTTACGAAGGATGACCGTGTGGTTCTCTTCCTGCCGCTCCTCCAAGGCTTCGAGCTTGGTCAGGATTTTCCCGAACAGGAATGCCGGTGATTGCCGATTGATTTCGTCCTCACTCATCGCCGAGTGTTCCGATATACCAGCCTTCGGGAATCGTGACCTTGTCGCCAAGCACCCACTTCCCGTCCTGCTTAAAGTAAACCCGTCCCCGCATGTTTGGTCCTGCCCGAAGGATCGTCTTGTCCGGGTCTACCAACACCACCCGACTCGGCGTCGCGCACCCGACGCCGGAAGTGAGCAAGCTCACCGGCAGTAGGGTCCGCGTCAACTGCTGTAGTAGGCGTGTCACGATGCTGCTTGAAGAGTTCCGCGATGAAACGAAGAACTGCCAAGATCAGTGCGCTCACCGCACGTCAACGTCCTCGCTCGACTTGTCGTTGTCACGAGCCGTGAACAGGCCAATCGCTGCGCTGACCGCTGCGATCACCAGACCCCACTCGGCATTGGTCGAAGGATCATTGTCAAACTGGGCGTTCACTGCGGTTCCAATCGCTGCCACTGCGGCGGCGATTCCGGCCACGGTTGTCTTCCAACTTTTCATACTAGTAGGCTTTCCTTCTTCTCTCTCCAGTCGTGATTCGCAACGTGTCCGGTAGGCACGCCTGCTGCGTCAATGAAACCCTCGTCAAATGCCTTCACCATCTTGCTGCCGTCTTCGGCAACAAACTCAAACTCGATGCCATAGCCACATCCTCCACGCCCGTTGACGTATGGTATGACACGGCGGACCAGACCATCCATGCAGGCTTCGTCACCCCGTTGAACGCAATGTTCGCCAGAGCGGTGGCGTTCTGCCTGTTCCAGCCGAACCGCCGCCCTAACCTGCTCAATCTTGGTCTCGACCTCTTGTGTCATGGCTTCTGATCGTCAGTGTCTCCATGCTTCGTAGCCGCCGCCGCAAGAACCT